TTTGTGCTTCATCTAGACGTGGGTACATAATTGCCAATTTATGAGCAAGTGCTACAATTAACAATTCTACATAGTTATCAGGAATATACAAATCACTATCTAAATCAAATTTAATTGCTTCATTATAATTAATCTTTAGTCTATAATGCTGTTGTGCAAATAAAGGTTTAATTTCAATTACCCATTCACCTTCAGATTTCTGTGTATAGGTATATACTCTTGATGTATTAGAATACTTATCAAAGTCAGTATGATTAATATAATCTAATTTGAAATATTCCTTATATGGTTCATTTGTATTAGAAATTGCATAAATTGAGTTAATCTTTACTACATCTCTAACCTGAACATGTTGCATTGCTTCATAACGTTTCATTTCTTGATAACGCTGTGGATAAGGTTCGTGTACTGGTGCTCCATACCAAGTATATACTGTTCCTTCAGGTGTTCCAACACCCATTACTTTATATAGAACTGAAGGATGATCTGCTAATATAGCCCATACATCATTCTTATAATCTTCTTCAGTTAACTCATAAGCATTTAATTCATCTGCATTGTCAAAGTATAAATTATATTCACCTTTAACAAAGTCAGTTTCATCATAGAAATGAATTAAATTACTATTAGGGACGATAATAGAATTCTGAGTCCAGTTCAATAGGTTATCGAAATTATACTTATTTACGACACCTTTCAATAGCTTATATGCGTTCTCAAGTATATCACCTGGAACTGCTTGTCTTCTTGGTACCAAATTTATGCGCGCACAAGATTCTTTAATAATTTCACGTACTGATTGCATTTAAATCTCCTTTATACACAATAATTAGTCATGTGTATTCAATTCTTCCATCTTCTCTAGAATTGGAATTATATTCTTTATACGATTTCTCCATTCAGAAGGCTTAGATTTAAGAAAGAAGAAATGTACTACTTTATGTGACATTTGATTTAAGAATACGAAATTATCTTCATTTGATATATCTTCATAATGACTTTCATCTAAATCACAATGGTGCAAATTAGCCATTCTAGTCAGCTTTGCACCAGTAATTGGATCTACTTTCTGTTCTTTACGCTTCTTATCTCTAAAGTCTTTCCATTTCTTAGTAGCTCTAAATTTATTCTTTGCTTTCTGATTGTTCTCTTTCACGTAATACCTCACATCCTTTATTGTTCATTTCGTTCCATTCTTCAATGGTATATTTGTCTTTAAAGTATTTATTATACAACTTTACTGTATTACAAATTAAAGGACGATCATTGTATATTTCACATTTATTATCTTCAGTAAGATATACACAAGCACAGTCACCTCTATCTAATTCTGGTAATATCTTACCAATTACTCTGCAACAATATGCTTTACAATGAGAACAATCTATTGGCTTTAACTTATCCATAATAACCTACCTTATGCAAATATTGTTGTACTACATTATCATATTCTTTATTGGTATTTACTATTGAATGATTCTTTGCATATAAAGCCAAAGCAACTGCATCACACAAGTCAGGAGAATGACCTAAGATTTCTTTAACATCTTCCTTTGGTAATAATTGTTGTTGACCTTTACCATTTATAGTGACTGATTGAGCAATCATTTCTTCTTTAACAATATCATTTACCCAGAAACCACTACGAATTGCTTGTGCCAATTCTATATACATTTCAGTACGTGCATTAGGATATTTATCAGGGTCAAATGCTTTCTGAGCAAAGTTAATAGGTTCAATATCAATATCTTTAGACTTTAATACATCAGTCACACCAGTAGAATATCCACCAGTTCCATCAGCACATCCAGCTTTAAATTGATATTGATTCTTTAATTCGTTTATAACATCTACTTTATATAGAGTAGTTCCTTCTAAGACTTCTTTATAGTCTACCATACCAAATTTATCAATGACTACAATTTCATCTTTATCAGCACCTAAACCTGCAGCATCATATCCTAAATAATATGTTGTATCACTACCTTGTTTAGTTAAAGGAAATTCATGTCTAAAGATTATCTGTGAAGATACGTCAGCATCAAAGATTTCACCTAATACTTGTTGTCTATATAGAGTAGAACCTTCACCATAACGTTCTTTAAGTTCTTGTTTAAATTCATCTGTAGTAAATGGGTTATCTAATGCAGTAGCATGTACTACCTTATCAGGATATTTCTTACAAAGTGCAGAGAACCAGTTCTGTACTCTTGTATTAGATGGTGATGAAATGATACGTGTCTTTGCTGGATATTTAGAACCACGAAGACGGTCCTTTGCATTGTTATAAATTTCTTCATTACAATATGCACCTTCATCCATTACAAGTACATTCATTTCAGTCATACCCAAGATTGCATCAGGTGATTCTGCTGAGAAACCATATAGAATAGAACCATTAGGAAATACGATTTCATTGTTGGCTTTATTGTGTTCAACATGAATTCCTAATGATGCAGCTCTATTCTTAATTTCACGAATTAATACAAGTGTCAATGCTCTATAATTCTGAGCAATAATCAATCCTCTTGTTCCTGGATATTTCAAACATTGCAATACAATCCATATAGACAAAGCATAGGATTTACCTGAGGAAATACCACAGACTGCAATTCTTAAATCATCATCAAATCCATCAAGGATAAATTGTTTCTGCCATTTACTAAGTGAATAATTCATTATACTATATCAAATGTTATGTTAAGTGATTTATCTTCTTTCTGTTCTACTTTAAGTTGCTTAGGTTCTTTAGACCATCTTTCTTTATCTCTACGTTCTAGAATATCTAAGAAATGACGAGCCTTACCATCAGTTAACAATCTCTTAGTTAACATATTTCTTACTGCTAATAATTTACATTCATACCAATCATCATCAATTGGTTCTATAATAGTTCCAACTGGTACATAATTGAATACCAATTTAGCAAATTCTTCTTTGTTATTTGTTGAAATTAGACCAACTGTTAAGTCAGTATTAATTTCTGGTACCTTTAAGATATTACCAGCTTTGACTATTGTGTCATATAAAGTAATATGTTTAAAGTTCTCATTTAACCATTCTTGTAAAGTCATAGTTAACCTCCATGTTCTGCAACCTTAAATAATAATATCTTATTTAAGATTTCAATAGTCTTATCGAGTTTCTTCTCGATTGCATCAAATTGTGTAACGAGTATCAATGACTGTTCTGCAAGTTGATGTAATATCTTTACATCATCAGTCACGATCAATTCTTCTTTCTTTGTTTCTTCTTTCTTTCTTGGCATATTTAGCTCCTTTATATCTATATAAATAGACTCCAGAGAAAGGAATAACTCTGGAGTCTGTGAGGAGATAACAATGAAGTATATATTAGTTCAGTGCAATTTCATTTATATATTTATTAACATTCAAATCGGCATTCAATGCTAATTCAGCAATTTCTCTTAATGCTTTACCATCAGCAGGATTGTATTTCAATAATTCAGTCTTTAAGTCTATAGTTGGAAATCCTCTTCCAGTTAAATTTGTTCTCATATATTTCTTGAAATTATCTGCAGTGATATATCCACAACCAGTATTAGGATTTAAATTACGATTATCCCAACTGATTACACATTTACCACATGCCATACCGGCCATTGCAGAACGACCAATTCCAACTACAATATCAGCATCTTTAATCAAGTCTTCAATATTCCAAATTCTAGAACCTACCTCTTTAGGAACTGATTTAAATTCATATCCTAATTCAATACAAGTATTCTTTAATAAAGTATCATCACCTTGACAAATTGATAATACTCTAGGAATTTCATGTAATTCACCATTAGGTTTATATCTTTCTAAGTCAATTCCATTCCATATTGTAGGTACATCTAAGTTAAATTTATCATTAACGAAATAACGAACTTCATCTGTCACTGCTACATGTGTTGCACCTTCAACTGGATATTCAAATGTAGTATATTTACTATTCAATAGTTGCAATACTTTGCATTTATTTAAGAAGAACATTGTAGCAGTTCTCTGACATGTAATTGCAAAGTCTACTTTCTGTCCAACATACATTTCAATATTATTGTTTACGAACCATTGTTCAGTTGTTGATAAAGTATTGTTATTATGGTCAGTGCACCAATAATAGACAGTATGACCTTGTCTTAATAAAGCAGAAGCAAGGTCGACCAATAATGTAGTAGTTCCACCTAGAAATTCGAATTTATCTTGTCCCAATACAATCTTCATAGTGGTCTCTTACTTACTGAGGTATCTGGAAACATTACTTCATCCATCCACTGATATGGTGTTTGTTCCCATGGATGGTCTTTAATGTAATTGAAATCGGAGTCTAGATTAGTAGGCCAAGTGAATTGTGCTTCTAATTTCTCTACTCTATCTGTTAAATCTTTAACTTGTTTCTGAAGAATGTCTATGTCGTTCATTGTTAGTCCTCTATATCTTCCATCTCCAATGCTGCTTCAATATAATTTGACAATAAAGCATTTAATCTTTCTTTGTCTCTATCAATCTTTCTTAGTTCTTCATTGATTTGTTCATCTAAGAATTGTAAGTATTCAAATTTCTCTTCTCTTGTCATATTCTCTCCATATTGTTTCTACTTCATTGCATTTCTTATATAATTCTGAATTTCCAACTTCTTGAATATAATTAATATCTTTGTTGGAGTTATCTTTATATTTATAACATTTACATTGTAGTCTTGCTTCATCAAGAAACATATCATTTGACTCAAATACATCAATCATATTAATTGCTTGATTCTGTTCTTCATTCTTAAGAGATTGCCATCTTCTTACAAAGTTAGTAGTACAACCAATCTTATACTTATCATTCTTACATTCAACAAAGTATACATGACCAAATTTCTGAGTGTAATCGAAGTGACCAGTAATTGTATTTATAATTTCTATCATACGATTACTATCTGCATTCAATATATGTTGTCTAACACAAGAAAGAAATAGCTCTTCATTCATTGTAATTAATATTACTGATTTGAGTATAATAAATGGTTTAAATACTGTGTTTATCTTCAATTGAAGTTCCTTTGCTTCCGCTTCAGAATTGGTTGGAATCGAACCAATTTCCTCCCATCCAGTTCCTAAGCAATATCTTTCTGGTGCTGTCTTTCTATAATTCTTAGAATATTCACTTTCATCACCAGTACAAGTCCAATATAAATTGTCTCTATGTAGTATATACAAATTCTTATATTCCATAAATTACCTCTCTTAAATAATTGTTTATTACAAATTTAACTATTTCTGATATATTTATTACTTTCCAAATGCATATAATTTCAAATAATTTACCTATTCAAATAATTGTTCAGAAAGCGCTTTCTGGGCTATTCTTGCATTTACCTATACAATTTATCGTCTTACTTATAATAATAGTCCAGAACATATCAGATTTAAATTTGTAGTATTTCTGTATATAGTGTCCATAAGATTGTCAAAGTGTCCATAAGGTGTCCATAAGATCGAAATCTTTATGACACCTCTCGGGCTACGCCAACCGTGGCTTAGACGGCTTTATTTGGCAAAGTGTCCATAATGTCCATAAGATTCGTCAAGTGGCACGAAGATTTGCCAGATTACATCAATTTGACTATCTAAGAGTCAATTTATGGGGGCCTGGCGGGGCCCATATTAATAAGAATATATAAGGGGGCATTATATTGGCATTAAATTCAAGGATCCCAAATCATATATGCCCCAAAGCTAAATTAAATAATAATATAGGGAGAGTTCGTTTCGAATGCCCCCACGGCGTATCTAAATAAGAATATAATATAGATAGTTAATCTTTGAGTTTACGAAATGGTCATCATTCGTGTAGAAGTACTATTAGAATCTTGAATCAAAGAGAAGGATAGATTAATCCTGAAGAGATCTTAAATTAGACTTCTACATGAAAGTAGACCAAATTTAACTATGATTTAAAGCATTAAATGGGCATCAAAGTGGGCAACATTCATGTAACCTAGAATATTTGATAAATGTTGCATGGGACTTTATAACGAATTACTTTAAATTAACTATATTTGTAGTATAACAATTGAATGAGGTATAGAATGAATAATGAACTATTAAATAAACTGAATATTCCAACTAATTCTAATGGATATATAGATTTATTGAATGTGGATCCACTAGAAATAATGAAGAAATATGACAAAGAAACAAATGATTTAGAAACTAAACTACAAGAACTAATCAATATTAGAAAGTCAGAAAGAAAGAAATTATTTGGTGAATTAATTGATAATTTAATTTGGTATACAGAAAGAAATATTGAAAGATTATCCAAACTTAATAGTAAATACAAAGACTATTATATTGAAAGATATAACAACAAATTAAATGAATTAGTCTTAATTAGAAAGAAATTGTTGCAAATTGATACTACTACACAACAAGAGTATAATAAATCAATCGATGATATTCTGCAAATTTCATAAGTGTTCATGTAATATATAATATAGAGAGGTAAAGATGAACTTAAAGAAATATGAATATGAAGTAAAGAAGAAATTTGTAACGAATACTTTAAAGAAATTTGGTGTAGTATCATGTGAATTATTACCAATAAATTTAAATGGAGTCTTTAATAAATGTGCATATCTATTAGATATTCCTGTACAAGATATTAAAGATTATGCAAAGCAAGAAAGAATGATTGATATTCATTATATTCCAAGAGTTAAATATACAAAGACTAACATTAACTCAAAGATGGATTGGCATATCAATTTAATCTTGGTATCTACAATAGTTAACTTCTGCAATACACAAGATATTCTAATGCACTTTAAACCAGATTATCCAATTGCAGAATTAACTAATGAAGATGTTAAGACAAATCTTGTATATTGGACAAGTAAATTAAATGAACATGCAACAAAGTATATCAATGATTATTTCAATCACTTTAATGTTGCAAATCCAGAAGAATTATTACATGATAAGATTAAACAATATTCAAGATATTATAAAGACTTAGATGAAATAACAAGATTGATTGATTTGTATTCTCCAATGGTTAATTGTGAAGTACATGCTTGTAATAAATTAAATCAAGTTAATTATGGTGTTGAAGAAGAATTATTTAAGAAGAGTATTAATGTTAGAATTTATGGTAGCGAAAGAAATGAAACAATTAAATCTGTTATAACATTAGATGGAAGTAAATGTTTATATTTGCCATTAGATATAAAGATGCAATTATTTAGTTGGTATAATCAAGATAGTAAATCTTGTAGAAAGTATCTTAAAGAAATTTCTAAAGATATATTTCCAAATAAGAAGAAAGAAGAAGGAACTATCTTTAATCTTTATAAAGTAATGACTGCATTTAACAAGAGAAATCCAGATAGAATTCTAAATCTTGATGATAAACAAATTGAAATATTGAAAGAAGACTTAAAGATTATCTTCAGTTATTATAAAGATAGTTATGAATATGCTCCAGTCATCAAGAATGATGCCATGGAGAACGTTTCTATTAGAGAAGATGTAGTTGTTAAGGAAGAAGAAATTAATGACCAGAACGTCTCTAAAGACGAAGGAGATATGTTTAAATTTGAAACAGAAGAAGATGAATGTATACCAAATGGAAACAAATTGAGCGATGAAGAATTCTTTAAACAATTGACGGAGAGTGTATGACAGCATTAGAATTACAGACTGAATTAAATCAAGAAAGCCGCGATTACGCGGACTTAGGTAAGTTCAAGCTAGAACAGATTACTGATAATGAATATAATATAGTCTTAGAACCTACAAAGCATTTAAAGAAGTTATATAAATGTGATGTAATTCGATATGTTATAAATAAGAATGAAATTATTAAAGCTAATGCATTCACTGTAGATGAGCTACTTGATGCATTTAGACACATGATAATTTGTAGTTAAGTTAACCTCAACAATTTCCTATATATTTAAACCTTAACTACAAACTTTATATTATAGCTATCACATGAACAATCACACATAAAGACAACCTCTCTAGTATAAACCGGCTATAATATAAAGAAAGACTCTATAGGCGAATGTCTATAGAGTCTTATTTATTTAATGAGGTAAATATATGCTTTACTTATACATATTATTTATATCTTGTCACGGAGACTATCTTTCCGTATTCAGCAATATCAAGATCATCATTCATTCTTCCATAGTGACTATCAGCAAAGTTCTTTACAGCCCAACATATAGTAGAAGCATGTAGTCTATCCATACCACAGTCTCTTAGAGAAGAGCGAAGCATATCATCTGCAATTTCTTTATTTACTTGACCACTACCATAACACCAGTCATGAAGAATATAACAAGCATTATACTTGTAGTCATCTGACCAACCTTTGGCAAACCAAGAGAATAACTTTGGTATAGAGCCACCATCGGTCATTAGACCATGTTTAAATTTGAACACATATAAATTGACTTTATCATCTAGTTGCACATAGAAGTCATTATCAATTACATATAGTCCATTCATTTCATGCCATTTATATGGAGTTACTTTGAAATTATAATAAGAGCTCATCGTTTACCTGACCAATCATCATTGTTAAAGAAGATACAACCTAATACGAGTACAATACCTATGAATAATAATGTTCCTATCATTTCTTTAAGTCCTTTATTGCTTCTATTAGAGTATCTAGTTTAATGTTGGTAGTAGCGATTGATGTATTTAATATATTAACTTGTTTAGTTAAGTCTTCAATTAGATTGTCTCTATGACCATTATCATCTTTAATTCGATTAATATCCCAGTCATGTTTCATTAGTTTATCATGAATTTCAAGTGAGTCATTGTCTCTAGTAACTTTAGTTTCTTTACGTTGACCATCAATCTTACGATAAATGTATAAACCACCAAGCACGACCAGAATAACTGGCCATGCATAAACTGGTACTAATGGAACTATTTGTGCAATTAACTCATTCATAATTTACTTCTTGAACATAATTCTCATATCGATAATACTAGCATTAGATGATTCTCCACTACCTTTAATACCGATACGTGTAATATCATGAAGACCTTCTGAATCGAACATGAAACCATAAGTCATTGGATATGTGGTAGGAACTCCAGAGATATTCATACACTGAGATCCATGTACAAGTTCATTATTCTCATTTAGAGGAACAATAGAGAATGAACCAGAAGATGTAGTAGTCATTGTTAGATAACCGAACATCTTGTCATAACTATTGTCACCAGTTCTATCACAAACTAAATAATAGTCAATTAAATGAGTATTAGAACCTGATGTAGATTTGATAGTCTTCCAAGTTTCACCTTCAGGGATTTCTGGTAGATGTTTCCAACGTGGTCCTAATTCAGTTTCAGTAAGGACACAACCGTTATCACCAGATACAGTATTAGGAACGATATAACCTAAGTCAGAGGAACCATCATTTAGTTTCTTTCCAGATTGATATTGTACTACGAATAGGTCACCTACATTAGTAGTAGGAGTACCTCCAGTAGCTTGGATGTAGGCAATTTGAGAAGCTGATATATTATCACGTGCCTGTTTCTGTTCTTGAGTAGTGAAATCTTGTTGAAGATTTGTTGCAACTTTATTCTGTTTAGACATAAATTCTCCTTATATGCAATAATTAGCTGTGATATTTCTTCCATTTATCTGGTATAGATTCGACTACTGCTTTAACTTGAGCATTAGGATATACTGGTTTAATAGTTCCTTGATTATATGATCGATAATAACCAGTTTGCCATAGTGGTGCAATACTATCTAATGCATCTGAGTCATAAGTAGGAAATCTAGCATATAATTTATCAAACATAGTTTGTAATGATTGTGCATCTTCCATCCATGGTGTATTAATCCACATACCAGAGAATTCAGGTGCAATATTACCTGATACTGTAGTATAAGCTATACTAGATATATCGAAATTTGGTATTGATTTAAGTTTATTTGAACAATACTTTATATTAGAAGTAGTATTATCAACAGTATCTATATCTATTGTATTACCGTTTATAGCAGTAAACCAATTGAATGTTGTTACATTATGCGTATCAAATAATGGTAAAGTTTCTAATCTAGCACAATGCATTACAAATCCTTCCATATTGATAACACTTGATGTATCTAATAATGGTAATGTAGTTATATTGGTATTTAAAGCAAATAAATATGCCATATTAGTTACACCTGTAGTATTACCACCAATTACTTCTATAACTATATCATGTTGATTATTATAATATGTACTAGTTTCACTATTCCATCTTACATTTATTGACATATTAGGAACTATAGAACCAGTGACACTATCTATTCCATGCCAATCTGCATTCTCATAAGTCCAATCCCATATATTAGGAGAAGATGATACTTGTGTTAAAGTACCTTTATTATTATTTAATGTGGGTACTACTCCATCATTATACTTTAAACGTAAAGTATATGCTGGTAATGTTGGTGTAGGTCCTGGAGGAGTAGGACCTGGAGTAGGACCACTACCAGCAACTGGATTTAACCATTTATTTGTAATCTTTAATGCTTTATTATTAATAATTAACATAAATTCTCCTTAAGACTTAAGTCCACCCCAAGATGTTGGAATATTGTTGATTGCTTGTCGTGTTGATTCTGATGCATATACAATTTCATCTGATTGTGTTTGATAGTTAAATCTAGTATAATAACCACAATTTAGAAATGCATTAGAGAATTGTGTAGATGTCCATGATTGAGCTACGGCTTTATCATGTAATTTATTATACATGTTGGTAATTGATTGGCCGTCTGAAACATTGATTAAATAAGCAAACATAGAATCACATCTTGTGCAACTACTAATATCTAAATCAGGTAAAGTAGATACTTTAGAATATAATTCAGGTTCATAACTTGGTGAATGACTACCATATAAAGAACCATCAGCGAAATACATTAAATATCTAGCATTACTTGTATCAAATAATGGTATTTCAGTTAATTTAGCGCAACCGGCAATGAAATGATTAAGAAAGTCAGCATTAGACAAATCAAATAAAGGAACTGATTCCAGTGATTGACAGAATGCGAACATATTACCAAGTTTAGTTGCAGCAGATGTATCAAATAATGCAACATAATCTAAATTGAATGCATAATTGCAAAGACTAGTAAAGTCAGTAACTCCTGTAGTATTACCACCTAATATCTTTAATAAATGTGTATTATGACTATATCTATCTCCTACATCACTACCTGCTCTTGGCAATATAGAAGCATCTGCATATACAGGCTGTGGTCCACTCCAATTAGAATTCTCATAAGTCCAATCCCATATATTAGGAGAAGAAGATCTTTGTACAAGAGAACCGTATTGAACACCATTATAAGATGCAACAATTGGAGTATATCCTAAATCATATTGTAGTCTTAAAGTATATGGTTGAAGAGGTGGATATAAATTTCTGAAATGACCTTCAACATAGGCATCATTATGTTGTATATAGAAACTTTCTCTATTATACCATGGTGCACCTGTAATAGAATAGTATTCGAATTCATAACCTGAGGCTGGAGTATTAGATAAAGTAACGTATGTACCATATTTACCAGAATTAGGAGTAGCAATTACTTGTCCTCCTTGTCCTGATGTATATACGTGATAAACTGGTTCAGGATGACCAATATATTCATTGAACCATTTATCATTATGAGTAATTATGTTATGATTATATGTTAACATATTTCTCCTTATTTCCATCCTGAAGGTATTTGTGCAAGTTCAGCACTACCAGTAGTTGTGTTAGAACCACAATTATAGAATGTTTGATTATGACTAGTAGGTGGAGTAGTTTGACTTGACGCTTGTTGGTATAATGCTAAAGCGCCTGATTGTACGTTAGTGCATTGATAGAACATACGGAACATATCAGTTACTTTAGAAGTATCAAATAAAGGAATACTAGTTAATGAACTACAATTATTAAATGCATTGAGCATGTATTTAACATTAACTGTATTAAATAGTGGAACACTAGTTAATGAAATACAATTCATAAACATCTCATCCATTCTTTCAAGCTTAGAAGTATCAAATAAAGGAACACTATTTAATGAATAACATTCATTGAAGGTTCCAAACATTGATATAACATTAGAAGTATCAAATAAAGGAACACTAGTTAATGATTGACAAGATCTAAACATATAAGTCATATCAGTAACACTTGAAGTATCAAATAGAGGAACACTAGTTAATGCAGTGCAATCTGTGAACATATTAATCATTTCAGTAACGTTAGAAGTATCGAATATATTACAGATTGTCAATTCTTCATCATAGGTAAATAGATAGCTCATATCGGTAACACCAGTAGTATTTGCGCCTAAGACTGCTATTAAACTTTCATTACCTGCTCTTTGATTTGTTAATGCATAGCTCCAATCAGGATTCTCATATTTATAATCCCATATATTCTCTTCTGCATCTACTAGAGTATATGTTTCTTCTGGTACACTTTGTCTAGGAGTAGGAGTATCGCCTTGTCTATATTTAAGTCTCATAGTATAAGGTGGTAGACCTAGTGGGTTATAAGGGTCAGGAGGAACAGGGCTATTGGTTGGCTTCAACCAATGACCTTGTACTCTTAATGTTCCATTATTGAAATTAATCATAAAGTAATTTGCCTTTATTAAATTAGTCAATTATTCTGAATTCTAGCTTTGATAATAATGCTGAATCTAAAGATGTATCAGGTCCATTTCTACTCACTGTTATGTATTTACCATAGCCTTGACTTGTTGCTGGATTCGCAATAATGCTTACATTGTAAGTACCAACAGGTATACTGGCAGTTCCCATGCCGCTATCAGCAGGATTATCCCAGTTGCCACCACTAATTAGTTCTGGACCTTCGGTTGAAATAGATTTAGTATATTTAAATCCTAAAGTAGCACATGTGAATCCTTCTTCTTTAACAATTATTTGCAAAGTCTTTCCTGTGCCATCATATCCATCTGGGTAATTTGGACCTTCCCAGTTTGCTTTGTAATTGCTAATAGTTGCATTACTTGCATTCATCACGAATCCTTCTGGTTCATCAATCTTGAATACTATTGGTCTAATCTTTGTTGCCATAATAAATTTCTCCTTTAATTTCTTTAAACTTATTGTATAATTAGTGAAACGAATTAAATTCCTTTAAGCAGATTGGTTCATTAAAGTTTGTTTAATTAATGCATCTTCTTCTGCTGTTGTAGCTCTTGGTATACCTGCAATTGCATAGAATCTAGATAATTGTGCTTCTGAATGTGCGCCTTTGTATGCAGTAAATGATAACATTTGACTACCCATTCCTCTATTTGTACTATATGTTAATGAATATTCTGCATTATTATCTAGATTAATAGCTTTAAATAAAGAACCATTAACTATAACTTTATAAACTCTATCAGTAGCTAATGAGAAATCAGAACCACAATCATATCCTGTTTCTGTATGTATTTGTAATTGTTTATTATTAGCACGTAACATATAGATGTATAAAGTACCGGTATCAGTTCTGAAAGATATTATACCTCCAATATTATTTGTATCTTGCATAACTCTAATAAAGAAAGTATATGTATTATTTACTGCTTTGATATTATCTAATTCTGTTGTAGTTAAATCTTTATAAAGATAGTTATTATCAGAAAGACCATTTGTTAAATATGCAGAAGAACCACTACCATTTAAAGTCAATGTACCGTATTCAAGATAGTCTCCAAATGTAGAATTTGGAGCTTTATTAGGTATCTTACTACCATCAAAGTCTTTAGCTTGATAAATGAAATCCATATCAGAAGGCAATGATGGAGGAGCTATATCTAATATCTTATTACTAAATTTCAGTATCTTGTTATTAAACTTCTGTAATGACATATTAACTCCTTATAATTCACATTTATGATATAAGTTATTATTAGCATCTAGTACAAGCTTATAATCTTGATTGGAGACTGAGCTGTTAAATACAACAATTGCGGCTGATTCACTATTTACTGATGTACCTTGTGCAGTAATACCACTACCAATATTATAATATGAACAAGTTCCATTATATGTTGTAGAAGCTCTATTACCTGAATATAATTTCATAGTACCATTACCACCTAATTTAAATGGACTGATATATGTTGCATTATTCCATATTGCTTTAAATGTTGGTGAACTAGACCAGTTACTAATACCGCCGCAACCACATGAATAATCAGTCCAAGAACGAGAACCTTTAAATCCACAATTATAGAATGAAATTTGTGTGTGATTATATTCTGAAGCTGCATTACTATTTAAGAAACCAAACATAATAGTTTGATAATTTGAAGTAGATTCACTTGCTACTGCGCATTTATTAAAGTTTAAATTACTAGTAGTAAATTTAGCGCCGCCATTAATCATAGAGAAACCGGCTGATGCTTGTGCATTACTTCTAAATAAACATCTATCAAATGTAAAGTTATTTAAAGATAATCTTGTATTACTATCATTTACACGAGCGAAAGAACCTCCATTCTGCGAAGCTGTACTATAACAATATAAACCAGAAATAATATGACCATTACCATTTATATTTATTATCTTACCATTTCCAAACATCAAGAAACCATCAGTAGTAGATCTAGATTTAACACCACTACTCGATAAAGTAGAATATACAGTTGATGCATCTGATAATGATGTAATATCATTAAATTTAAAGTGTTTAGTTAAATTAACATTTAAAGTAGATAAGCTATTACTACTATAGAATGAATCAACTGTAGCGCCCATGTTTATAAACTGAGATGCTTTAGAAATAGTTACTGTACCTACAGAACCTGACTTAGTTAACGTAGATTGCCAACTTGTATCATTATAAGTAGTTCTATCCCATATATCCCATTTATCAGTTTGAGCATAAACCTTGGAAGAACCAAGATATGCTTCTTTAATCTTGGTCCCTCCTAGGTAAATATCTTTAATCTTTATATTTCCTAAATTTAATGACATCAAATCTCCTTAAGTCTCTGGTATTAGGTATAATACTGTTGATGTTGGCGAAGCAGGAAGACTATTGACAAGTTGTATATCAGTAATACCTGCAGTTACACCTAATGAAATAGTAGTATTATTACCGCTCTGTGTAATATTTATACCATTACCAGCAACTACATTAGAAGTATCATCTACAGAAATTACATTATTAGTAATATCAATGAAGTCACCAGCAGTATAACTAGAACCACCGCCACCTCCTGTAGAAGAGATTACAGCAGAAGCACCTGAAACTTCAATTGTAATACCACTACCAGGAATTAGATTGATTTCTTCTGGTAATAATGATTCAGTTGTCCAAACGTTAGAGAAATAAGAAGAATAATTTAATGTCCACTTCTCAATTGCATTACCAGAATTATCGTATGCAATGAAAGTCATTAATTTATTTGTGTCATCCCAATCTGTACAATATGCAAATTGATAACGAGTTGGAGAAGAAGAAGTATACTTATAAGCTCTAAATTGTCTAGTAGAATAATAATAATTACTTGGACTATTACGATTACTACCATATTCAAATGCTTGTGTTATATTACCATAGTAAGAGGTAGGTATTGCAGTAGGTAAGTAGACTTTCTGTTGCTTTGTTGTATCATCTACTGTAACATAACAAGCTAATTCAGAAGCAGGTGTAGAAGTACTTACAGTATTTCCAAGATAATATCTACTTAGATTTACAGTAGTACCTAGTGCAGAATTTGGTCGACCAAATGTAAATTCTATCTTATCTAGAATATCATCGACATATCCTGATCCTCCAGTATTAATCATTAATGTAATGTATTTACCATAACTAGAACCTGCAGGATTTGCACCTAATGCTGTAGTATATATACCTGGTTCAACAACGTAAGTAACACCGGTACCGGCAACTAATGGAGTTGAAATAGGATAATTGATAGTAGGTGCACTAGATGATGCAGGATTACTATTAGAAGCATAGAATCCAAGTATGGAACCTACACCTTGAATAGTCTCTTTAACTTTAAGTTGTATTACATCACCAGAATTAGCGGACCAAGTATCATTATCATATCCAGGACTCTTAAAGACATAATAGTATGTAGAAGGACCGGTTCTATTACTTAGTGTATCATCGTATTGTGCATTTAAGTCATAGAATGCAGAAACAGGCGCAACGTCAGTTGGATAAATAACTGTTACATCAGCACCTTCTGTATTAGGATGAATTGTAAATTGTCCTTCTTCAGTTGTTGGCAAGCCGGAGACGTCAGATCCTCCTCCAATTGCATCAATGATTACATTGGTACCAGATACAGTGACAGTAACGTTCTGACCACCAACAAGTTCATATTCAGTAGGTTTATTTAAGATTTCTGCAACACCACTA